AAAGAGCTACTAACCAACTATACGTTAGAACAGGAGATTCCTCTAAAGACAAAATATTCACTGATCTAGGAACATTCCAAATCGCAACGGAAGGAATCTCTGGAGGAGCAGCTGGAACTTACGTTATTGGAGAACTATGGGTTACTTACAAGATAAAATTATTAAGACCTTATCTGCTACAGCAATTAGGAAATTCCATTTCGCAAGCTTCTTCAAGAATAATAACTTCAACAACAGCTGCAGTATCGTCCGCAACTGAAAAATCAAGCAATAGCTTCGCACTAGAAGTAGCAAGCCCAACGGCTTCTATTGTGTCAACCGTTAGCTCGTTGTATTCCACAACTTTAACAACAGCAAAAGCAATGACTATATACCTCCCTGAAAATTTAGGAGTATCAAAAGTTTACAGAGTATCGTTCACTTTCACAGGACAATCTTCCGCATCACTAACAAATTACTTCGTAAGCGCATTCTTAACACAGGGTGACGCAGAACAAAGCCAGTGCTACGTCGCTTCGCTCGGAGTGCCATGGGCAACATTAGCACCGTCAACAAATGGACAAGCGTACAATAACGTCGCTTGGGCAGTAGCTGGATCTACAAATGAATCTTCAGTATTATGGACTGCACCAATTGGGAACAACGCTAGCTTATCTTACACAGCTACAATACAAACTTGGGTGCTAATGAACAACCCAAGCCAACTACCTGTACAATTAACATTCCAACTCAATGCTGCATGGGGCGTAGCCACTGCAGGTTGGGTACATGTAGTAGAAAGTGATCCTGAATTGTTTACGTCATTGACTTAATAACAATTACTATTTACTATTACATAAAAACATAAACAAATTATGCCACAACTTTGCACAATTATATAAAACAAAGCCAACGGAGGATTTTCAATATAATACATAACAACAGTTGGCTTCCGAAACAATAAAAACATTCCAACATCATATACATGCGTTAAAAACGCAACAATGCTAATCGCATAATATGCCTCAAGGCCGGCAAGGCCAAGTTCGCCCGCCATGTTCACTGAGTAGTTGAAGACTCAAAAACGCCGTAAGTATTTTTGACCAAAATGGGGTGTCTACTCAACTACTCAGCGCTCCATGGGTAATATAGGGCAGGAGCGCTGAGTAAAAAGTTTTATCTATCTATCAAAACTTTTTACTGAACATGGCGGGCGAACTTTTACTACTGCCAAATCCTAAACCTGCAGATAGGTTACCTAAACTATACATACTAGAGAGTGCTACCGCATAATATCACCTAAAGCGCAAGCGCCACAGACTACGTAAGATAGATAAAACTTATCACGTGATATTTATCTTAAGCTTTCCAATGCTATACGCAAAAAAGTCAACCACAAAGCTCGATCATCCAAATCATTGTAATTTGGATGTCTAATCTTCAACAAAGTCATCGCAGCATCATACTCTTGATGACTAAGGACAATGTCCGGAACAACCTCAGCACACAATACTACTTTGTTACCTACACGCTTATAAGTATTCATACTTTTTTGTGACAAAAAAATACTGCGTAACTAACGAACACTTTTTACAATTCAAGCCAAATTTTTCAAATTTCAGGATTTTAGGGTTTACCCCTAACTATCATACCTATCTACACAAATTTCATCCAAACTACTTTAACGTAAGATAGATAAAAAACAAAGATAGATAAACCCATTATTTTCTCTTGTATTTACAAAAAATGGGCCAATTCGTCATTATAGCATCATCAAATATGGGCTGAGCGCTCCAAGCCTCACAAATTTTCTCACTAAAAAAGTTTTCACTGAGTTCAACTGTGTATGTCTCTTATTTTACATATCAAATTGTACTCTTACCTATCTGCAGATAGGTAAAATGACTCCTAACATCTTACCTTATATCATTGACTACTCGCAGATGCAAAATGATAATTCTTTTACTAATGATATGGACGATCAATTCGATTCTCCCGATTGGAATTGTGTTTTCGATTTGTCTGGCGACTACGACCGTCGTAGTCTTGAAACGATCACTGAAGGGCTATGCCCTCACGAGAGAACTGCACCACTGGAATGCCCATTTCCAACAACTCGGATTACCACTAAGCCGGACCTCCGTTCGCGCAATTGGTTCTATACTTTCCAGCTTCAACAGGGAGAAAATCTGGTTCCGACGGAGACTGAACTCCAGATCCAGAGACAAGCTTTTATTGAAAAGCTTCAGTCGATGCGTCCTACTTACTACTATGTTGGTTGTGTGGAGTATGCTCCTACTACTGGGAAGACTCATTTGCATGGGATTGTAAGATTCTCTTCCCAAAAAACGTGGTCTGCTCTATGCAAGAAACTACCTAACACTTGGTTCACGGTCCAAAAGGGAACTGTAAACGAAGCAATCACATATGCTTCCAAAACTGGAATGGGAACCGAATACGGTATAAGACCACTAGACAAACCCAACCAAGCAGGTATACTTGCACGTATTAAAGTTATTAAGCACGCAGTCGACTATCTTCTTCCAGTGCCGGAAGAAGATATGGATACCGAAGAAACAACTCCATTCGCAACCAATACTGATATGCTTCCTAACAACTTCATCGCGGCACTGGAAGATATAGAAGATGCAGTGCATGAATTGTGGATTTACGCTAATGAATATAATTAATAAATACAGGCGGTAAAGCCCACAAAGATAAATGGGATGATATCAAAAAAGCTGCTTCCGAAGGAAGATTAGATGATATACCTTCAGACATATTCATTCGTCATTATCGCACATTAAAAGAAATTCACCGCGATAGGGGACCTATGCCTGATGATTTACCAAGAATAACAGGACCAAGAAAACAAGGTAAACATGCTATATGGATGTGGGGAAAAGCAGGCACTGGCAAATCAGCATACGCAAGAGACAAATACCCAGATGCTTATATGAAATTGCCAAACAAATGGTGGGACGGTTACACTAACCAACAGCACGTCTTACTAGACGACTTCGACAAAAAACACGACAAACTAAGTTACCACCTAAAAATATGGGGTGATTTGTACGGATTCCCAGCCGAAGTTAAAGGTTCAACAGTCAGAATAAGACCGAAAGTATTCATAATAACTTCAAATTACCACCCAAAAGATATTTGGACAGAAGAACAAGACTCAGATCCCATACTCGACAGGTTCTGGATAATGCACTTTACAAATGACATTGCTAACGCAATAGGAGACGAAATCGTCAAACCATTTAATACTTGAGTAAGAGCAAATAGTAAATATATATGCACAAATTTTTATGCCGAAAAGAAAGGCAGATTACATTACCAGAGATTCCGGAGGTTCAGGATACTTTCCAGCAAAACACAGAGCTTTCTACTCCGTACGACCAGGAAGATCGCAATACAAAAGTGCTATAAAGCAGAACCCCCAAAAATGGAAAAGAGGTGGACCAAACTCTGTAGCGTTCTTTGGCCCAGAATACAAACTAGCAAACCAACAACAACTAGTAAACAGAGCAATGGTTGGTTACGTAGGAAAAGGAGACTACCGACAAGACCTAAATACTCTAGGCTCAAATCCTTCAGGAGTAGCTAGATACCTCAGAACCCCAAAAGGTTGGGGAGCAGCAGGAAGCAGATTAGCTGGGGCGGCTGCTGGTTATATGACCAGCGGCATCGGTGGTATAGGACATGGTTACAACGCAGGAAAAAAATTCTCCCAAATGATGGGCTGGGGAGATTACGGTCCAGTTGTAACTAACGACACTATGCAGTCACAACAAAGAATAGCTGTAAATCAAGACTCGTACGGAGATATAACAATAGATTACAGAGAGTTTCTACAAAACGTAACAGTAACACTGTCAGCAGCTGGAACTTCTACGTTCAACTTAAACTCATTCAGTATCAACCCTGGTTTACAAAGTTCATTCCCCTTCCTATCGCAAATTAGCCAAAACTTCACTCTCTATGAATTCGAAGGATTAATGTATCAATATGTTCCTACTTCAGGAGAATTCGGAAGCTCCTCTTCCAACCAACTTGGAAAAGTTATCATGGCAACTAACTACGATCCAGATGCAAATAATTTCAACACTTCACAGCAAATGGAAAACTATCAAGGGGCAGCCAGCTGCAAACCTTCTTGTGGCCAAATTCACGGAGTTGAAACCGAACCTTCGCAAAGAGCTACTAACCAACTATACGTTAGAACAGGAGATTCCTCTAAAGACAAAAT